TGAATTTCTGTATATGAGGCAGTTTTAAGTTGGGCTTGAGTAAGACCAAGGTTATATTTACGCAATCCTCGAGTATTGCCTACATAAGCCTGGGCTAAATCTTTTGCAACAGTTGTAAGTTCTATGCCGCTGCCTCGAGAACCCTCAATCGCTAAACCAAGAAGTTCTTGAGATTTGGTCAAAGATCCAGTTGTGGTTAAAAGAGCTTGAAAAGCCGGACGTAATTGATCATCAAGAATTCCAGTAGTTGATTCTAATTTAGAAATATAGTTGTTAATTTCAGGTTGGGCAAAGGCTAGACCAAGATTCTTTACGGCTGTTGTTAATTGACTTGCTGCTTTTTGATCTTCTATAAAGGCTTTAAGTGAAGCCTTACCAAAGGCAATGATTTTGGTGGCAGCAAAGACTGATGCTAACTGCTTGCCTAATTTTCCTACTGCTTTGTCAAGTGAGGTCGTGGCTTTGTCAGCTTGCTTAAAGGCTTTCTTGCCTTTGAATTCTGCTGCTAAATCAATTCTTAAATCTGCCATTAGACTTTATCCTTCATTGAGTCAAACTTAGCCTTTGCCTTAAAGATTGCCTTGACTACTTCGTCTTGGGCTTTGCCACGATCTTCTTCAAAGGCTCTAAAGATTGCACGACCTGTCATCTTCTGACCTTCACCAGATAACTTGCCACCGAGTCTTGGGGTAAAGTTTCCAGTTACCCCAGACTTGCGCCCTGCTGTCTCATAAATTGCCCCAGCTGCTGACTTGTTAAAGATAGAAGCCAATGCTTGAAAGCCGTTGCGATTAGGCTTGCTTGGTGTTGCACGAAAACTAATGCCACGACGGGCAATGCTTTGATCGTAATAACGATTAGCCCAACGACCACCGGCATTAGGGCGCTTGAGCCAGCCTGATGGTGTTTCCTCGTTAGAAGGCAAGAATCCTCGGGCGTTCTTAGTTAAAGGTTTAAGAAAGGACGCAATCTCCTTAGTTGTTTCTTTTGCCAAGGTTGGCTCAATTATGGCTAAGGCTTTTCTAAGAGCGACCGCGCCTTGCAACTTTACTGGCATCGTTTCGCTCCTTCGCTAAGTCCTTCAGGACTTCTATATGTGCCTTAAACGCCAGAGCCGGTAGTTCGACAATGGTTTGGAAGGGAACTCCATACTCGTAACTCAAGCGAGCCGCGAGATAGGTGAGGGAGTTCCGATCTACCCTAAAGGGTCAGATTCTAAGACCTCAACTGACTTGAGTGTCTCAAGGAATGATTCCCCAAAAGGTTTGACTGTTTCACCCGAACGTCTAATTGCTTCCCAGCAAAGCCAGTACACATCGGTCTGACGTTGCTCATTGATGAGAGCCTTGTGGAATCCCATCTTGGCGTATTGTTCAAAGCTATATTCAAGCACCGGAGTTATCTCGAACTCTTGTACCTGTCCATCAGCCCTTGTTACTTTGAGTTTTGCCATGTTAGCCCCTTAGTTAGTTTCTACGATGTTGCTACAGCGATTGTACCGGATACGTTCCAAGTTACAGATTGAGTTGAAAGGTCTCCAACTGCGCCGTTAATATCGGTTGTGTTGTTGATAAGGCATGTCATTGTGTAAAGAGGGTTCGTTGCAGATGTAGCGGCAGAAGTCTGCTTTGCTGTTACTGTAACGTTAGTTCCCCATGTTGCCTGTAGTGTCTGCAAAACGTTTGCTGATGCTGTGTCGTTTAAGAAGTCAATAGTAATAGATGATGCCTCAAGACCCTTGACGAACTTGTGTCCTGTATCACCCATTGCTGTAACTTCTAGTTCATCAAAAGAACGATTGATTGTTACCGCTGTAACGTGGTTTGAGAGATCAACTGCATTGACAGTTAAAACTACTCCATTGCTCATGAATACTGCCATTTAGGTTATTCCTCATCTTTCTTAGTTGTTGGTTTTGGTGCTGGTGCTGCTGGAGCTTGTCCGATCTTGATTAGGAAGTCGGCTTGCTCCTTTGTCCAATCGTCCATCGATTAGCTCCATTCCGTTAAGGTACTGATTGCAATATCGCAAGTCAGTAAATCACCTGTAGCGATTGACAGGACGCTGGGCGCGCTGACGCTACCTACATTAAATACGATGCTGGAAGCCTCAAGAAGCGCAAAGACGCGAACTACGTCAGCTTCTATTCCAGCAAGGTTGCCCTGGTTATCGAGCAAAGGGACAAGTATTGAAATTGTAAAGTTAGCCATCGGAGCAATCGCTGTGTAGTCATTATTGGTAGGCACGATATAAGGATCGGCAGGAGTCACAATAATGCTGTTGGCAATAGGCGTGGCCGGTGGGAATGAGAAAACTGAATACAAGGAGTTATCGGTCAAAGCCGATGCGATTGATGTGCGGAGTGTAGTTATTGCTGGCATTAGCCCACCATAGATCGAGGGTCAAGATAAGGAGCTAGCAAGCCGCGAACGCGAGCCACTAGCTGTGAAGACATTGTGTACATGCTGCCCATCGATCCGTCAGGTTGCATACCATTGCCAGAGTTAGTCTGTCGAGCAGTCCAGATAGATACGCAGACCATCAGACTTGCTTCTCTGACTGCCGGAATTGTTGCATAAGTATTCTGTGTTACGCCGGAGACAATGCCATAAGGAACTACCGGGTGATACTCGGAGGCTGTGGGGCTGCCGGTCACAGCGTAGGTTATTGAATAATCCCCAACAGCTGTGATTGTTTTTGTGCCATTAAAAGGTGAGCTGTTTTTAGTAATTACAACTGACTGTCCTATGTAATAAATATCTTTGACCGGCTCATTAAAATAAAGAGTTCCTTCTGTGGTCGTGTTGCTGTGAGCAATATTGTAGTTCTCGTTCATCCATAGAAAAGGCAACAAGGCATTATCAGCAGCATCGCAAACTTCTTGGATTGTGGCGTCTGAATAAAGACTGCCAACGCCAAGCGCTGCTTTAAGTTCTGCAACTGTCGTTGTACTCATTGTTATCCTTTCTAAAGACTCAAGGGGACTGCAAGGGCTCTGGCAGCCCCCTTGAGCGACTTAGTTATTCTGTATGGATCAGGTCTTGTTGATACCGAAAGCGCCCGCACCGATTTTGGTTGCGATTGCGCCATAGCCATACATTGCTACAAGGATTTCTCCTGAAGCGATTACATCAGCGCGAAGCTGGTAAGTTGGTGATTCGTACCATGTGTAAGCAGTTGGGTTGATGATAAGAATTGAATCATCTTTGTCTGTGTTTTCTGAGGTTGCTACATTGGCAGATACATAGAGATCAAGTCCCATGACATTGCCGCGGATTGAAGTTGGGCTTACAACGCCACCGGCATTTGATGGCTGTGCGGCGGCGTAGATTGGGCGTCCTGAGTCGTTTAGTGTCATTAGGTTTGCCCACTGTGATGTGTTCATCAAGATGTTTTTGGCAAAACCTTGTGTATTTGTGTAAACAGATGCAGCGCCGCGTGATACAAAACCAAGCAATTCTGATGCTGTTGGATAGGTTGTTAGTGTTGTTGAATCAGCAGTTGCACCTGAAGCAAGTGCTGAGTAAACAGCCTTGTCTGTTGCGGCTGCATATTGCGCTGCCATGTTGTTCATCAATTCTGTAATAAATAGTGGTGATGAACGATCAAAAAGTTCTACAGAGAATTGCTGTTGTCCAGCATATTTTTTGACTGTTACTGTTACATAAGATGAAGCCTGATCTGTGTTAGATGGTGTACCGGCTTCTGCTGTCTCTGCAACTGTTGGAAGTGTTGTGATTTTTGGAATCTCAAATGACATTCCTGCATCAGGCAATACTCCTGTTGAGATGGCATCGATCGCTGAACGAGTGTTATTAGCAAGTCCATTGATGACGGTTGTTAGCTGGCGTGTTGGAATAAGACCAGCGTTGTCTGTTGTATCAGCAGCAGCGCGAACATACTCACGGGCTTCATCTGATCCGAGTGATGCTCTGATTGTCATTTCTAGCTGCTTTGGAGCAGAGAAATCAAGGCGTGGCTTTGTGTAAGCCATTGCTGTAATTGTAGGGCGAGCAGCTTCTACAGCCGCAGCTTCTACTGGTGTTGCTTCGACCGGAGTGGTATCTTCCACGACTGTCTCGCTTTCTGTTTTGGTTTCTTCGACAGGGACGATTTCCTCTGCCGCGATCTCTAATACTTGAGCCGACTTAAATGCCGGTTCTGTTACTAGAGAAACTTCTTTTAACTTAGCCGCTGATACGACTGTGTGACCATCGCGTGATGGCTTAGATGAAATGATTTCTGCTCCGATAGAAAGCCCGGATACTAAACCTTCTTGAGCCATGAGCAGGGCATCGCTTCCGCCTGTGCTACGAGATAACTTAAATGTGGCATAGATGCCGTCTGCGCGTGTTTCAGCAGCAATCATGCGACCGATAGGCTTCTTCATGTCGTGCTGCGACAGCAGCTTAATCTTGCTGACATCGCCAATCTCAATAGAGCCAGCCTCAAAGGTATAAGCGCCAAGGTTGGTGTTACCAACCTCGCCAGTACCTAGTGGCACAATCTTGCCAGAGATTTCTCTGCGATCTTCGTTGCACTCAATAGATGCAGCTTCGATGTATAGGGTTTCCATTAGATTCCGTTCTTATTTCCGTTAGGACTTAAATCTTCCATTTCCATGGCTTGCTCTGTAGTAATGAGACCAAGGCTAAGCATCTTCTCAAGAACGAGTAGGCGCTCCATTGGTTCTGTGCGTAAGAATGTGTCATCGAGGGCAAACTTGACGTAATGACCTGCTGTAGAGATATCGTCCATTGACAGCCGCGCTTCCACGCAAGAAACGTAAGTCTGCAAGGTTAAAGCCACCATCTGCTTGCGCTCATCCTGGACGTTTGCATAAGTCATTGTGGTGTTTTGTGATGCAGACACATAGTAAGGATCAACAGAGCAAAGACGTGCGCACTCTGTTGCTAGGTTCTGTATCGCATCGTTGTAGCCCATATCTTTAGGGCTAAAGCCGATTGTTTCATAATCAATAGTAGAAGTCAGATAGGCTGTGCCGTTATTCTGACGAGCGCGCTTCCAAGCTGATAAAAGTCCAGAGACTTCTTGTGGCGGTAGGTCTGCGCCGGTGTTCTTAAGAAATCCTGTGGCAGAAGGTGTAGCAAGTGCCACGCTTGATGCGCGTTGTGCATCGAGGGCTGCCTTAATTGTCTGGGCACCGATACCTAGGATGCCTTCATCCTTTTGGAATGTAATAAGAGAACCAAGACCAGACATAGGGACTGGCTTACCATCTACCGAATACTGTGTTACAAAATTAGTTGAAGGATCAGTTAAAAAACTTACGCGAGTGTTTGCAACCCAGTTAGCACGAGCCATGCGACCATCTTCTGCATAGACTTCTGTAATTTGCCAGAAAGCCTGTCCGTACATGAGAAGCGAGTCAAGCGTGAAGTGCATAGTGACATAACGTGGCTGATGAATAGAAGGTTGCTCAACCCATCGAGGAGCAGGAATCTTTTCGCCTGTGGACTTCTTGTAATACTCCAAAGGGATGCTGGCGATTGTGCCAGAGATTAGATCGCGGCAGCGTTTGATTGCTGGGACGCCCAAAGCCATCTCGCGTGAGACGATTGCCGGAATATAATTATTGAAGGTATAGAAACCATCATTCATTATCTGCGGCGCTTCTTGCGCCTTCATGACTTGCGACTTACGCGAAAAGAGACCCATAGAGGGCAATTATACACTACATGTAGGTCATTCGCTGTAGATTGCCGCTACCTGTTGTGGTTTGGTTAATTGATGGACAACCATTGCAGTAGAGATTGCACCCGATACATCTCCAGCTGACTTGCGCTTTACAATACGCCACGACGAGTCATTAGTTTTAGCTGCGCAGTTATTCATCTGCTGAACCCAGTTTTCTTGCCCTGAATGAACTACTCGATGATTGACAAGGGCATCTAATAAATCACCACAAGCCTGATAGAAGGCAGCGCCAGAGATATCTAGGCACATTTGCCCTGCATTAGTTAATCGGTCTGCGATTGATTGGGATGTGTACTTGTCAAAGCATATCTGCCGAGGTCTGTAGTTATCCGCCCAGCCTTTGATATCCGCAGCGATTTTAAGGTCATCAACAGAGACCTGACTCTCCCATGTTTGTAGTATCCCAACTCCGATACGACCATCTTGGAGTATTTGCCCAGCAACCAGAGACGCATTACGACGAGATGGTGACACATCAAAAGCAAAAACAGTATAACCACCCGGCGGGATTGTGAGGGAAGCATCTGACGTATCTTCGAGGATTCCATGAGGCCAAGGAGATGAGAGAGAATCAATCCATTGACATAGCAACTCTGTTCTAGTGTTTTCAATCGGGCTTGTAGCCACAGCTTCTTCAAGTGCTTCCTCCGTGATCGTATAGCCAAGTGCCGGGTTTGCTTGTGCCCACCCTTGGCGGTCTGTAATCTTGCAGTATTGGGGTGCTGAATATTCATAGAATCCAAAAGACTTAGGAGGATTTTCTAAGGCAAGCGAGCGCAAAGAATTTAATACTTGGCTAAAAGCGTCTCCTGCATTGCTGCACAAAAGCGTCTGAGAATTTGAATGCGCTCTAGTCGTTGGTGTAGCTGCTCTGTATCCTTCCTCGCTGATTTCTCTGACTTCATCGATGAATAATAATCCGTTGACAGAGCGTCCGCGAGAACCGTCTCTAGTTGCCGCAACAACGTCAAGCCTTGCTCCAGATAACATGAGTATAGATTCTGTTCCATTTGCATGACGGATTTGCTTAACGAATCCCTTGAGGTGGTCATTGTTCTCCAATATGTCGGTTACTTGTCTAAAGGTGTCTAAAGCCATGCTTCTATTAGAGGACATGATTAGAACATTGGTTTCCCACTTAATCAGGTGAGCCAGGATCAGCATACGGGCTAAATGAGTCTTGCCATTTTGTCTTGCAATCAATAGCAGGTTTGTCTTGCGAATCCACTTGCCTGTTTTGTCCACAGTCAACATATCTTTCAGAACATGCTCTTGCCATGGCAATAAAGGCATCTTAATGATCTCGCATAAGTCTATGACGTCCTGAAGCTTGTTTTCGCCCTTGATTGGTATTGAAGCAAGCCTTGGTTTAGTTGCCCCTCGTAAGGGTTTGACTCGCTTGGTTGCCATCGGGTTAGTTCTGGACTGGTACGGCTGTGAACGGACTGTCTTGGTGAATCTTGGACTGCGTTGGGGAGGGGAAGTCAGAAAAAACAGGGGGGGTACGCTGTCGCTCTAAAAAAACGCCCTGTGAACGGCTTCCCTTGCTTGAGTTGCATGGCTTACACGCAGTCACCATGTTCTCAATATCAATGGCTAACTCCGGTGCTTTGCTAATCGGAATGATGTGATCAATAGTCATGTCCTTGCCCTCTGCTCCACAGTAGTGGCATGTCCAACTATCTCTAGCCAATGCCTTTAGCCTTACCTCTTTGTACTTCCTACTAAGTCTAGGGTCATTGCGCTTACTACTCATTGCCAACCTTTAACTCTTAGATGATGTAGTGCCTTACACATATCAGGTTCATCATACTCTGTTATGCCATACCTAGATGAAACGTAAGACCAATACCAATAGAATTGCACATCATCTGGCTTATTAATTAAATAGGTAGTTCTGCCTTGATAGTAACCATGATGTGATCCATTGACTGCATATCTATCAAACCTTGATTCTCTATACACAATAGCGTTATGACAAGACTCTTGCTTCTCTGTTAGTTGTATATCAGCTAATTGTCTCACACTATGAATAGGACTTATTGAGCCATTGTCTGCTGCCGACATCGGTATAGACATAGATATCCCGATAACGAGGGCTACCCCCCGAGCTACGCGTCGGCGGCTCGGTGTGAGCCCTTGATGGGCTCTAGCCTGTAGAGTACCACGCGTGTCAAGCATGTGGATAACTTGGGCGTGGCGTAAGCGTTGTTTAGTGTTTTGGTCAGACTTATCCACAGGTTGTGTATAACTAGCGGTCTGTGGAATAGAATCCTGTGCCGGTGAAGTGAACGGGAACAAAACTGTAAATCTTGCGCATAGTAGAGCTGCAAAACGGGCAATCAACATCATGTGGTTCATTAATACTCAACTCCTTGTCATATCTGGCGTTAGCCTCGCATAACTCGTTATCACACTCAAACTCATAGATTGGCATTAGAACATGTCCTGCATGGGACTTCCTTTAGTTTCCACGATCCACACGATGTGCAACGTTCAGGCTCTAATTGTACTGAATCTTTCTGTATATCTCCGTAAATAGGGAGTAGTAATTGCACCAAGTCACCAAACCGCATGAAAGCAAGATACTCGGAAGCATCTTCACCCTGTCCATTCATACGACACACCACGAACGCAAGCTCTTTACCTGCTGCTCTCTTGGTGGCTTGACGCAACCACTCCAGGGGCTGAAAGGCAGACCTAGCCTTTATTTCAACGTCGAACGGGACGTTTACTATGTCTTTACCAGCCCCTCGACCAACGACTGCGCTTCTCCACCAAAGCGATAAGTAGGCTGCAACTACTCGCTCGGTACGCAATCCTCGGTCTTTTCTGTGACGCGTCATGCACGTCCAGCAGAGTTAATTGTGCTACATTTTTCGCAAGTCCAGGTCTCCCTTAGATAGCGATCTCTTATCTGTTGCCTGTTAGGGAATTGATTACACAACTGGCATATCAGTCTGTAACCCAAGTCCTCTATTAGCTCTGCATTGGCTCTTAGATTGGCTTCTTGCTCTGCGTTAGGGAATGTCTCCCATTCACCATCTTGATTTAAGAACTGTAGGTGTCCCATCAGCGTTTTACCTGTGGCTTCCATTGTCCGGTCTCTTTGTCAATCTCGTACCAGATAGGCTCGCAACGTTCTGCATCACCCATTATTTGTGCTACACATTTCCAATGACCCCAAGGCTTGCCGACCTTGCTAGTACCAGTTTTCCAAACTCTTGCTCCATGAATACAACTCTCGTCCGGCGTTGTGCCACCAAGTGAGGATTTCACCATCTCGACTGCACTCTCTAAAGTCTGTGCTTGCTGTGCTGGTGCGATAGTCCAAGGATCATCTGCCTTTGCTACTGGAATGTACTCGCCAGATGATTCAGCCATCTTAGCCTTTACCTTATCAAGTTCAGCCTTTACCTTAGACTGTTCTTGAACTTTCGCCATCTCTTCTCGACTCGGGCGTTTTCCCTTTGTTGCGTAGCCAGCACTAGCCAGCGCACGACCAATAGCAGACGTTTCACAATTTTCGAGAGCAGAAGTAGCATTGACTCCACGCCCCGATATCGTTTCTTCTGCGAGCCCAGTTGACCAAGCGTATTGATCAACTTCAGTTCTGTATATATAAGCCTGAACGATAAACCGCGTAGCACTTGCATCAACCAACTTTGTGTCAATTCTGCCATCAGGATGTTCCTTCCAAAACTTGATAAGTCTTTCTTCTACTGTCTCGTAATCGTCTAGATTAAACATAAAGTTCATTCTCCTCTGTGTGCAGCTGCGCCGCTATTGCGACGTACGCTGTGAGATCGACGTAAGTGTCTGTCTTTGCAGTTTCCATGCTTCTTGCGACTTTGACCAATGCCATACACATTGCCACCTGATAGTCCGTAACTGGCATTTCGAGGTATGAACTCCAGAGTGCGGCTGTTCGCTGCATATTGTCTTGAGGGTGACCGTAATCAAGTCCTCTGTCCTGGATAGTAGCTCTCGCTTCGTTGAGATAGTCACGGGCGTTCATCAATTAACCTTGTGTTGTTCCATCTGGCGTGCAAGGCGGCGATAGGACTGGCGCGCTTGCTTTAGCCCGTTCTCATGCCCCTTCATGTAGCCAAACAGGAAACCAGGCAAAGCGCCTATTAACATTGAGAATATAACTATGTGATCGTGATTCATTTTTAGCCCTTCTGTTATCCGTGTCTCGGAAACAGCAGAAGTATTACAGCAGAATTATCTGACACCCGCCATGTTTAGGTAACGAAACGATAACAATTTCATCGACTGTCTCATCGCCAAAGTCCGGTCTAGCGAACCCTTCCATAGACCTTGCCTTGGACTATAAAAGTCCCATTCTTCTCGATGTTAATAATGTCCACCTGGACGCTTGAGCCATGCACATACATGATGGCAAAGGCTTGCTGCCAATTAGCCGTTCCCTTGGTGTATCTAGCCTGTTTGAAATCCATGAGATTACCTACCTCAACTCCATGTAGAACACGCCCTAAACGCCCTCCAGAGGCTTCTGTAAAGGCGCTACGCCCTGCCCTATGGGTATGACCAGAGATGACGTTCTTGCCATGCCTACGGGCTGCCTCAAGGGCTGATAGACCGCCCTGTTGCTTGATGGGTGTGTGGTCTCCATGTACTGCAATCCAGCCTGGAGCAATGGGCATTGGGTTTTTATGAAAGGTTATGCCTAGCTCATCAAACTTCATAAATTTCTCAAAGCGCAGTTCTGGCAAGGATAAGAATGAAGGAATTTTGCGCATGATGACGTTATATAAACGATCCGTGTGATTACTTCTTATACAGTCGCTAACGCCTAGTTCCCAGAGAAGCTCCACACATCGGTCTCGGTCATCACCTAGGCTCTGTGAGTATTCCTCGGGTGTGCCTTGTGACCACTTGCTGATGGTCTGGAAGTCAATCTCGTCACCTATCGTGACTGTCTGATCTGGCTTAAAAGTGCCTAGGAACTTGGCAATATTACGGACTACATGCACGTCCTCAAAAGGCACTTGCAAGTCCGAGAGTATTACGATCTTCTTAATCGTCATCCTCATCATCGTAGGGAATGTTGTCTATGCGATTGGGAAGTTCTGGCAATGCCCAATCTGGATAAGCGTCTCTATCGGTAATAATTGCTAGACATAAATCAACTGCAAAACCAGCCCTGCGTAGTGC